ACAAGAGTATATAAAGTGAAGTTATTAAAAATAATTTCAAACTTTAAAAAACTTTTAAAATTTTTCATAAACCATTCTCTTGAAAACAGAGAGTCAGAGATTTAGGAGTGACATTATGTCTATTTCTTTACTTGGACAAGCGAGTGGTGGATTTACACAAAGTAATAGTGCATTGCGAATTCTTCATGTAGGTGTTCGCAATACAGTAGGTCAATTGACTGCTGATTCTTTTACTCAAACTAATCCACCTGTTGTTACTGCAACTGCTAACAAAACTACTGCAAGTGGTTTTACTGCAGGTGTACTTGGTGTATTAAGTGGTTCAATTGCCTTTGCTCGTAATGACGAAGGTGAATTTTATCATGGTGGCCCAACTAATGCTAATGTTGGTGGTGCTGGTCTTACTGCTAATGATAATGAAAAGCCACTAGGTATTTTTATTAATACAGCTGTTGGTCTTGCTTTTACCAATCAACCCGGTGTTGCATCAAATCGTGGACCCTATGTATCTGCACAAGGTACTTATGGCAATACACTATATGAAACACAATCACAGGCCGCAGGTGGTGCTGATTTAACTTATACTATTGGTGATGAATTGTTTGCATCCGTAAATGGTTATTTGACCAATTCTGTTGTTGCAGGTAATTTGCATGATGTAGATCATGGTTCAGGGCCAAATGATGGCAATAAATGGACTATTGGTATTTTAACTGTTGCAGGCGATACATCATCTGATGAACTCGTCTATGACCAAAGAATTTAAGTTAGAAAGGTAGCAGTTAAAATGACAAATTTAAATGTTGATAATGCAGTAAAACAGAAAATCATTTCTGATTATATTAAGACTCCACAAGGTCGTGCTAAACTTGCATCTTCTATGACACAACCACTCCGTCTTAGAAGAGATTATACCTCTGTTGGTCGTAAGACTTTCTTGGTAGAACAATTGCCTGATGGTGCTTTGCCAATTTATGACAAAGATCCTGATGTTACAGCATTCGTAGTTGGTGAAGAAGGTGAAAACATTCTTGCTATTACCAAGCCACGAAGAGTAATTTTCCCTCTCTTTGAAATCGCATCAAATCCTGAAATTCCTTTAACACAAATTAAGGAAAGACGATTTGACTTGATTGAAAGAGCCCAAGACCTTGCTCGTGCCCAAATCCAAGCGGCCGAAGATGAAAGAGTATTTGCAATTCTTGATGCAGTTGCTACTCAAGGTTTTGATGGTGTTGCTGGTCAAACCAATCCTGATATTCCTGTTATTGCTCCTTTAAATGGTGCAGTACTTGCTGATGCATATGCACAAATTGAAAAGCATGATCTCCGTGTTGCTCGTGTATTTATCAATGCTCGTGATTATGCAGATATCAGAAAGTTTGGTCGTGATATTTTGGATATCGAAAGCCAAGCAGCCCTCTTAAAGACAGGTTTGCAAGCAACTCTTTGGGGTGCTCAAATCATTACAAGTCGTTTGGTTAATCCCGGGACTGTATATGTTTGTTGCGAACCTGAAATGTTTGGTCGTATTCCTGTTCGTACAGAATTGACTGTTCTTAGTGCTGATGATCCAAAGGCTCGTACAATTGGGTTCTCTGTTTTTGAGAATTTAGGTATCGGGGCTTATAATCCTCGTGGTTTAACTCGTTTAACAGTAACTCGTTAATCGTAGTAAAGACCAAAGTTAAGTTAGCAAGTTAGTTCAAGTTAAGTTAGCAAGGTATGTAAAAAAGCCACTGTGTTTAATTTCACAGTGGCTTTTTTATTTAGAGCAGAAAAAAACATTTGCAATCTTAAAAGAGATGGTCTATGTTTAAAAAGACAAACAAGGTCTTAGTGCAACTCGTTTGTTTTGTTTTTGCAGATGGTGTTTTAGTCGTGGTGATTAGGACATCATTTAAAATCCTTTTACTCATCAATAGTGAGTAATGGTTGTTGTTGTTTAAAAAGGCATAGTAAATAAAATTACTATGCCTTTTTTTATTTGATAAAATGTTTATTGTTTATTTGTATATATACTATGTGTGTTTTATTTCTCAAACCTTAAAGAAGGATAAGTGAAATGTCAGAAGTGAATTTCAATAAAGGTGTGTTTATTCGTGTAAAGGCAAATACTACAATTCATTTAGGTAAACTTGAAAGAAACCTATATCAAGGTGATGTAGTAGAATTTGATGGTGTTACATTGAGAGTAGGCAATCAAGATGTTGTGATGCCTGAACTCAAATCAGGTATTAAAAGAGGTTGGTTAACAATCGTAGATCCTACTGAATATGTAGAGGAAAAGAAAGCAGTAGAACCTGTTGTGATGCCTAAAAAAGAAATGCCTGTACAAAAGGTATATGATGAAGAAAAGTCAGTTGCTAATGTAGTAAAGAAAGAAGTTGTTCAAGCTAAGAAATTCCCTGTGCAAGTAGAAAGTCAAGATGATGATGTTCGTCCTGTGCATAAGGTAGATAATAAGAGTGGGGCAACAGTATCAGGTGCATCAAGTGCAATGGATAATGTATCTTCTCAACAAGGAGCAGAGGCAGTTAAGATTCCATTAAAGACAGCATCTAAACAAAAGGTAGTGATTTCAGATGGTAGTCAAATTACTAAAGAAATGGCAAAGCTAGAAAATCTACAAAGAGATGCAGTAAAGAAACCTGTAGTAGTAGTGGTTGAAGATCAACAAGGTGCAGAAGTATTAAATGAAACTGTAGTGGTTGAAGAAACATCAATTACACAGGAAGAATTAAGTGTGGCATTAAGTCAAGCTGAAGAAGTACCTGCAAGTGAAGAACCATCAAGTGAATTGAATCTTGATCCTATTGTAGAGGCAATGTCAAATCTACAGGAAGATTTACAGACAGTGGAGGCATTAGATGCTAAGCCAAGTACAGGAGCAGTGATTATTGGTGCAGGTGATGAATTTGCATGGGATAAATCAAAGCATTGGCAACATCGTGTAAAGTTGGCAGTAGAGAAATATGGCAATGATGCTGAAACATTAGCAAAGATCAAAGCAATTGAAACAGATGGTGTAGTGAAGGCTATTGATAAAGCATTAGCAGACCAACAATAAAATATTTGTAAAAATGGTCAAACTATATGGTATCTTAATCAAAAGGAAAAGATATGTTATATAGTTTAAGTTTAATAGTTTTATGTGCATTTATTTATTGGTTTAGATCAAATGCCAAAGCAGTGTTTGATTTACAATGGACACCATTTCAATGGTGGTTATATACAAGTTTAATCACAAATTATGCAAGTTTAAGTGCATGGTGGTTTTTAAGAGAATCGTATGATATATGGAAAGCAACCTTGATATGGCAGGTGATCTTGTTTATAGTGGAAGTATCATTGAATACATATTTCTTTGGATTTAGCTTTAAGATGTTCGTATCTTTATCATTGATCTTTATTGCCATATTGATAGGTTTGTCATGAGTACAGAAATAAAGAAATATTCGAGTGGTTATCAGAAATGTAAAGAGATTATAAAAGAGAAAGAAAAGAAGAACATCTTGCCTGAGATGTTTCCAAGTTTACCGAATAAGAAATATGATATAATCTATGCAGATCCACCGTGGGACTATGGAGGAAAAACACAATTTGATAAGACAAGTAAATCGAAAGAAGTAATAGATTTTTCAAAAAACATTTTTATAAGTTCAGCTAACTTTGAGTATCCAACAGTAAAAACAAGTATATTGAAACAAATGCCGATAGGTCAAATTACAAAAGAAGACTGTTTATTATTCATGTGGGTAACAAATCCACATTTGGCTCAAGGTATAGAACTAGGTCAAGCATGGGGATTTGAATATAAAACAGTAGGTTTTGTATGGGATAAGATGGTACATAATCCCGGGCAATATACTATGTCATATTGTGAATTATGTTTGATATTTAAAAAAGGTAAAATACCAACACCTAGAGGAGCAAGAAACATCAAGCAATTAATTAGAGTTCCAAGAATGGAGCATAGTAGAAAACCTATTGAAGTTTTAAACAATATAGATTTGATGTTTCCTACACAAACAAAAATAGAATTATTTGCTAGACACAAGCCTTTAGGTTGGGATGTTTGGGGATTAGATGTAGAAACTTAATAATCTATTTATACATTCATTTTTAATAGTAAAAAGTAAAGGTGAATGATGAAAAAGCAATCAAATAGTCAAGCTAGTTGGAGTTTAATAAGTGAAGGTGTAAATTCAGCTAGAGTAGAGGCACATAGAATAAGTGTATGTGTAAAGCAATTACTAGAAGGGATAAAAGAAAATCCTGAGTTAGAAGAAGAATTGCAAAGACTATGTGGTGATGTATTATTAATGATACCTAGATCATCAGAGAATATGGAAAAGTCATTAGATAAGACAACCTATGCTTTAATAAAGTTAGGCGAAGGATTTTATCGTCAAAGGTTGCCACATGAAGATAGAGAGTTAGTGGATATTGCAAGTAAATTTAATCCATATCCAAGTGCTAGACGAATAGCATCAAAATATATGAGTAAAAAATGAATCGATATTCTTATAGATCAGATGAATCTTTATCAGGTGCAAAGACATATGTGAAACCTGAATCAGGTACAGATACAACAAAACCTGAAAAGAGTAGAGAAGACTATGCAGATGGCAAACCACAAAGAGATAGAGTATTGCCATTACCAAGTGGACATCCTGAAGGTCGAGATGAAAAAAGACCGGGACCACCTGTCTTTAATACACCATCAGATAGTATGGATAATTCATCAAATTATAGCAAACCTAGATCTGAAAATGCAGTAAGTCCAAAGCCTATGGGAAAACCATTACATCAAAGTCCTAGAACAACAGGAGTGCCCGGGGATCAATATGGACATCCATATATAGATCAAGGCACAATGTTAAATCAAAGAAGGACAATGACAGCTTATCTTTTATCCGATGAAGAAGAAATGGAAAAAGAGGCAGGTATAGAATGGCGACCACCTAGAAGGAAAGATAGACAGCATAAGCAAAGAGGACAAGCTAGAAGAGATGCAAAAAGGTATTATCAGAAAAATCGTTTTAAGATAAAGCGAAAAGTAAGACAATATCAAAGAAAAAATAAAGTTAGACTAAAAATGTACTACAAACAAAGAAGAAAACATCCTGAAAAGTATCAGAGATTAAAAACAAGGAGAGCCTGTATGCAAGCGAACAAGTTGCAAATGCTATTAATGTTATTAGCTGGATTAAGATCAGCACATTTAAGTCATTGGACAAGCCATTGGCAAGTCAAAGGTATGCCATATTATGGTGATCATTTATTGATGGATAAGTTATATAATAGTTTACCTGAAGAAATTGACACATTGGCAGAAAAGATTGTAGCTGAATTTGGAGCAGAGGCAGTAGATTTGAATGCACAGATGGCAGAGATGTCAATCCAAGTAAAAGCTATTAGTGAGGCATCAACAGATCCATTACATAGAGCATTATGTGTAGAAGAATTTCTACAGGATTTATTTGAAGTGGTCTATGATGAATTAGAGGGACAGATGTCATTAGGTATGGATGACTTCATCATGGCAACAGCGAACGATCATGAAACCAATCTTTATTTATTAAAACAAAGATTTCGTTAATAGTTTATTTATTAAAAAAATAAATAAGAGAGTTTAAGTTTAAAAAACAAACAAACTGAAAGGACATAACAAAATGTTATCCAAGCAAGCAAGAGAAGTGAAAGCCTATTTATCTTCAGATGAAGGTCGTGGGATTTTAAGAACAGCAAGAATGGTATTGAGAGCAAATAACATCAAAGTTCAAGATGATGATGTAAGAGGCTTAAAGTCATTGGTGTTGGCATATGCTTTATATCCAAATCAATTACAAGATGCCACAGGTGGTTTAGTACAAAAAACTGCTAAGGGTCCAGATTTTTGTCAATTAGATCCATCTTTATGTAAAGGCAAGCAAGCAATTCCAAGATCTGAAATGCCTGTATTAGAAGGAAAAAGTTTACTTTTGGTAGCTAATAACTTGGCAAAGGGATTGATTGATTGGCAAGAAACACCAGCAGATCCATATCGTGCAAGATATGTAGAATCAAATTCAGGTGATATGGTAGAAGTTACTAATTTATCTGAAAGAGATCTTTCTCGTCTTGGTATTAGTGGTATTGGTGGAGAAGCCTATAAGTATCATCAAAAATCAGCAAATGGTGATATGAAAGTTACAGTAAAACAAATGAAAGTTCCTGCAACAGGTTTAAAACCAACACAATCTGAAATTAATTTTGGTAAGTCTTTTGGTATGGCATCTGCATATATCAATGGATCTTTCCCTGCTTTATTAAAGTATGATCCTGAAACAGTATCTTTGGTTTCAAAAGAAGGTTATATCATTGATGGACATCATAGATGGGCTGCGATAGGTTTATTAAATACCTATAGTGAAACCAAATTGATTTGGGGTGGTGAAGATATTGAAACCACTTTATTAGAACTTGTAGCTAAAAAAGCAGATGCAGGTGAAATTGGAGCATGGTTGAAGAATAACAAGGGTGGTGGCAGTAATGCTGAAATGCCTGTTATGTATATTGGTTTATCTTTAAAGAGTTTATTGCCATGCTTAAATGCTTGTACAGATAGTTTAGGTGTAGCAAGAAAGCCATTTGATGAAAAGAATAAAACAGAAAAAGATAAAATTGTGATTCCAAAGAATACACCAGCTTATCAAATGAAGGTGCATGAGTTAGAAGGTCTATCTGGTCCTTCTGATGTTTTACAACAAAAAGAAATGGAAACTCAAGAAAACGATGCTCTATTCCAAAATGTAAAGCAAAGACAAGATTTTGGTCAAGTTAAGAACTTGAATCAAACTAGATTAGCTAGATTAAAAAATAGATTGAGAAGTTGGTAAAATAAAATGAAAGTAGCCTCAACAACAATTCAAGGTATTGATATATTTTCATATCTTGAAGAAGATTCTCTTAATAAAGAATTTCATTCTCTATGCTATGATGTTTTAAGTTTTTTAAAACAAAGAGGTGTAGTAGGGATATCTAAAGTTGTTGAGAAAATACTATTAAGAAAATATGATCCTTCGATAGATTATTTGCAAGATTTAGGTGTTTACTATCCGAAATATAAAATGATTCATTTGATTGTTCAAGAAAGTAAAACTAGAAAAACACTATCTTTTGAGAATGATAAGGATTTATATTTTAATACTTTGGTGCATGAGATTGGTCATGCACTTGAAGAAAGATTGCATCCTGAAGCACTTCAATATTGGGAAACCCCGTGGAGAGAATATTCTTTTGAATATTTTAAAAATTCGGAGTCCTTT